GGCAACCACCCGCCGGTGACCGGCAAATAGTAAGGGCCGGGCCGGTACTGGCCCTCACCCTTGCCGATGAGCTGGCCCGCGACGCGAGCCAGAAACCCGCGGACGGTCATGTTGCTGGCGTCGCGGTCCTGGTCTGGTAGTTGCCGCGTTCGCGCTTGGCGGCCTCGGAGTGCTTGGTCTCCTCGGCTTGCTTGGTCTGCGGCTCATTCTGCTCTGGGCTACCGTCGGGTTCGTGTTCCATGAGGTGGACACCCAAGGCCGCGAGGTCATTCTCCTCCTGCGTCGGAGTTGGTTTTACCCCGCTCGCCATTTTGGCGTGCGCCTCGTTGGCCTTGTCGCGGGCCGCGCGCTCGTCGGCGAGCCGCTTTTTCGCGGCTGTCGTCTGTTCGTTGTCGGTCATTTTTGACCTCCCTCTGTTGGCTTGTCCGTTACCTCACCGCCCTTGACGGTCTTCTCGGTACCGTCCTCGAGCGTGACGACGACCTGGTTGGTGTCCTTGACAAACCCATCGTCACCTTCGCGCGCGGGGCGCGAGTTGCGAATGGGCTTACCTTGGTAAAGCTTGGCCATCATTGCCTCCTTCTGTTGCGGATCACCACGTAACGCCCGCCACCCACGCAACGGTTCCGGTGCGGCGGATCCCCCAGGTGAGCGGCATGATCATCCGCAGGGCCAGCATGTCGGTCTGGAACATCGATTTCACCGGAGCCGCAACGACGTTCGGAGATCCGGCCGTGCTGATGTCGAGCGGAGTCGTGTCGTCAAAATGTAGGGTCGCCTGATCGCTGATCTCGAACCGCGGCCCGTCGCCGGTGACGCTAACGAAGTCGGCGGCGTCGATGACGATGACCGTGCCCGCCGGCACCGTGCCGGATTGGATGATCGGCCAGCCGCCGAGGCGGCCCTGGCTGATCTCGTCGCGGAACGGGAACACGCCGGCGCCGGTGGCGATGGCAAAACCCGCGCTGTTGACCTGTTGCGGGTTCATCAGCCAAGTCGGCTTGCGCACGTTGCCGAGCGTGCCGGTGAGCAGGGCCCCCGACAGTTGCTTGACGTCGCCGGTGAGCGCGGCAAAGCCGCCGCCGGCGGTCGGGGTCAGGCCGGACACACCGTTGAGGATGCCGGCTGGCCGAATCGTCGTCGCCGCATTGGCGTCGAGCAGGATAGCGTCGATTGCAACCGAGGTGTCGTAGACGACGGCGTCACGCAACAACCCCTCGATCGCCGGGATCGAATGCTCGTCGAGTTCTCGTGTCCAGGTCGTGATGACGGCCATTTTCATAGGCGTCAGCGGCAGCGACGTGAACGCGCCCTGCCGAACCGGAATCGGCAACCCTTCCCCGACGAACGACCCGGCGATGGTTGGCGTCCGCGACCGTGTCGGGATGAGGATCTTGGCGTTGCGGCCAAACCCGAGCGCCAGACCCATGCTCGACAGCGGCCCGAATATCGAGGCCGCCTTCAGGATTTCCATGAAGTCGACGACGGTCTGTTGCGCCAGTTCTTTCGCCCATCCGGTGACCGTGGTCATGGCCGCGGCCGAGGCCGCCCTGGTCTGCCAGTCGACCACCGCCTTGAGCGGTTCGTCATCGCCATAGATGGCGCGGGTGACATCCATCACCGGCTTGCGCTCGTGATGTGCCAACAGGCGCAAGGCGGCCGAGCGGCAAAGCAGATCGATCGGATCGAGCTTTTTGCGTTCGACGCCGAACGGTCGTTGCAGTTGCGGCGCGCTATAGCTGCCGTTGCCTTGCTTGATCACCGCAGGCATTCGGCCGCCATCGTCGCTGTTCACAGCGAGATTGCGCTCGCTGTCGCGCAACGTCGCCAGGATTTCCCGGTCGTGCGCGATCTCGGCGTTCGCCTTTTTCACTGTCTCAAGCAAATCGTTCGGATAGTCGCCGTCGCCGACAGCGTCGTGCAGCGCATCGAGTTTGCCGGTCTTGTCGAGGATAGAGGCTTCTCTTTCTTTGATCTTTTGAGCGAGCGACATGGTCGCGCCCTTTCCAATTATTCGCGATGACGTGTCGGCTTGCCCGCCGGTGAACCCGCGCCGTCTGATCCCGCGTTCTTTGCCTTTCCCGGCGAAAACGAGATCGATGGTCACGGGTGAAATCTTGAGCGACTTGGCGATGGCCAAGGCGTTGGGATTCGCCGGAACACTGACCAGCGAAGTTTCCACGAGCTCGGCCCTGGTGAAGAACATGCCGTAATCGGATTCCGGCCGCGGCTTGGATTCCTTCGGCCTGAAGCCGACGCTGACGGCGCGCAGAATGCCGGCGTCGATCAGCTTGCGGATCTCGTCGATGCGATCGCTGGTGCCGGCCGGCGCGAGCTCGAGATGGCCGCGCAGTTGCTTGTCGACGACGCGGACGTTCGCCCACTTGCCGATCGGCGCGTTGCTGTTGTGGTTGAACAGCGCGATCGGGTTCTTCTGGAACGACGCCAGGTCCCAGGCGTCCGCCATGATCACGTCGTCCATGCGGTCGGGCGTTTCGTCCGAGAGCACGAACTCCTGGCCGTTGACCTTGGCGGCGTGCGTCTTATAGACGACGTCCTTGGTCGTCGAAGACGGCGCACCCTTGTCCCAGGCGTCATCCCATATCAGTTGGCAGACGTCCTGATCACCGATCTCACCGCCGCAGCGGCTCATGAAGTCGATGTAGGACTCGTCGAGCGCGGGATAGAGATCCGCCTGACGCTGAGCGCGATTGGGCATGACGGTTTATCCTATGCAGTAGCTATAGACAGCATGAGACAGCATGAGACAGCATGAGACAGCATGAGACGAGCACCAGCGAGCACCAGCGAGCACCAGCGAGCACCAGCGGGTAACAGTGGGTATCAGTGGGTATCAGTGGGTATCAGTGGGTATCAGTGGGTATCAGTGGGTATAATTCAGCTAAAGTCAGCGAAAGCCCGGCAAAAACCCAGTTAAACCCGACTTAAAACGCGCATGGTGCTATTGGCGCTCATCGAACACCCTCGAACTATTGACCATGTGCCGCCTCCGCGCTTAGGGTTGACGTTGTCAAGGCGTTCAACTCTGAGCAAAGGAGGCGACACATGTCGTCGGCTGCAAACACCTGCAAGCTTCTCGCCAGCGTTATTCACACCACGCCATCTAAAAGGTATCTCACTTACATTTTCTCGCCGCAGTGGACGGCGCGTCGTCGCGAGCATCTCGAACTGTGCGACCATTGGTGCGAGATTTGCCAGAAACAAGCCGCCGTCCAAGTCCACCACTGGACTTACGAAAACCTTGGCAACGAAAACTCGCAAGACCTGTGCGCCGTCTGCGTCCATTGCCATTGGCGCATTCATCGCGCCGTCATGCCGCCCCGCGCAGCCAACGATAATCAGCAACTCACCTTCACGTTCGAGGAGAAGGGCTAGTCGCCCACTCAGAACGTGAACATCAGCGCGACGAACACGATCGCGAGCGCCGCCGTGAGCGCGATGAGCCCCACGGCCTTCACCACGTCGCGGTCAGTCATTGATCTCTTTACTTGCCTTTACTGTATTGTCCAAATAATAACGCGCGAATACTATTGACCTCTTAGGTAAATACTATATTTTACTTTCATCAGAACAGAGGAGACAGACCAATGACCAAGACCTTCGCCAACACCTGCAGCCACCGAGACCTGATCGACCTCGCCGTCGAATACGCGATGATCCGCTCGACGGTTCACTTCAATGACCTCAATACGAAGCAGCAGGCCGCGGTAATCCGCCAGATCGGCAAGATCGCCGAGCAACTCCCTCCCCTCGCCTGAGGGGAGCCGGACATTCACACAAGGAAGACAGAACATGCTCAAAGACATCATCGAGATCGCAGTCGACTTCTTCACCAGCCCGTTGACGCTGGTCGCCTTCGGACTGCTGATCCTGGCCTGCGCCTAAGGCGCGGCCTTCAGCGTAACCGCAAACTCACGCCGCTCCGATTGCACGACGGGATGGTCGCGTGTGCCCGAGCGGAACTTGATGAAATTCCAGAACGTGGCCCACTCTTCTCCGATCCGCACGGCGGCGCCGGGACGCACCACCATCGTGATCTCTTTGCCCGCAAGGTCGAACAGATCGTTAAAGCCGTTGCCGTCGGTTGAGATCGCAAACGTCAGGTTGGCGCCGTTCCACTGTGCCGGCATGGTGATGCGAACCGCATCGCCGCCCGAGCAGTCGACCGCATCCGATAACGATTCGCCGGCCGCGATGACCGGGCCGTTGATCACGCTCAATGTCATGTTGTCCTCCTCTGTCACGGGCCTTGGACGATGATGCCGAACTGGCAAGCCAGATTCTGCATCACCGGCAGCGCGCTGGTGCCCGAGCGCAGCTTGATCGATGTGAAGCAGCACAAGCGATTCGAGATAATGGGCGCTATCGCGTTTGGCTTGAGATTGAAAGCGAACTCTTTCGCCGTCACGCCGTCGTACACATCGTAAAAATTTGTACCGTCCGACGAACCTTGCATGGTGACCACCGCCGCCGTCCATGCGGGCGGCATGATGATCCCGATGATCGGCCCCGCAATGGCGATGGCGGGAGTCATCGTGCCGCGGGATGGGATCGTCGCAACGACGGTGGAAATGGTCATGCTGTGTCCTTCAGGCGATAAGCGCCGCGATGTCGACCTTCCACTGCGGCTGCGGATCGCGCACCATCACCGTGACCGCATCGAACAACGCCATCGCCGGATCGATCTTCGCATCGCCGGCATTGGCCTTCGTCGCTCTGATTGCCGTGGCGGTCGGCTCGATCTTGATGTTGCCCACGCACCAATCCATTAGCGACGACGGCGCGTGCTTGAGCGTGCCGTTCTCCGTCTTGCGCTCGGTCGTCTTGATCGCATTCATCAACTGATAACCCTGCGGCGCACCCACCACGCGGTCGCCCTCCTGCGTGATCTCGATAGTCCGCAGCGCCTCGATGAACTCGCCCAGCCCAGCCGGATCGACCGCCACGCAGGCCAACAGCTTGCGCTCGTCGATGTCGGCGATCAGCGCAACGATCTGCTCGATGTCCTCGGCCGCATGCTCGACGATGGTGAGCTCGCCCGCGCCCTGCGCCTGCTCGAGCCGCGACGCAATCGACTTGCGCCGTTCGAGCACGCTGCGATGGCACCACGCATGCGTCCAGACCAGCCAGTCCAGCGTCTCGCGGCAGCGCCCTACCACGGCCACGCCAAACAGATCATCGAGCCCGCCGCCGTCGATCCCGACCACGACGACCTCGGAACGAATCAGGATTTCCTCGAGCGTCAGCGCCGCGTCCTCGGCCGCTTCCCAATACTCGGCGCCCGGCCAGCCATTCTCACGCAGGCTCAGTCCGACTTGCACATTGAAGTGCTGGCTCGCGATCAGCGCCACCGCACCCGGACCGTCCGCCTCGGCCCGCATCACCTCGCGCGCGAGAAAGTCCTCGGAGGTGCTGCGCCCTAGATTCGGATTCACCAACGGCCAGTAGCGACGCTGCTTCCAGCCATTGTCGCGCGCCAGCCGATCCGGCAGCTCGTACAACACCGGCAGCAGCGGCATCTTCGCCGTGCCGTCGCGCACCGCCCGCGCCATCGCCAACTCGGATGCAAACACGCCGCTCGGCGATTGCTTGCTCTGCGTCGTCGTCTGAAACAGAAACCCGTCCGGCCTTTTCGTCAAAGCACCGCGCAATTCAACGAAGATGTCCGCCGCATTCGCCTTCTTGGCGAACTGGTGCGTTTCATCAATCATTGTCCCCACGGCTTTGCTGCCGGTGATGGTGTCCGTATCAGCCGCCTTGATCTGCAACGTCGCGCCCGAGACCCGGTGCGTGATCTTCTTGAGGTTGTCCTGCACCTGAAACAGCTTCGTCAGCTCGGGATCGAGCTTGATCGTGCCCTTCGCTTGCCGGTAGGCGATCGTCGCCACCTCG